TACTCCAACACTACAAGGACTATTAACTACTCAATCAATTCTAGTTTCCGCGAACCAAGAAATTTACTTCACTAGTGGCACTTTTGGTTCAGAAAGAGCAGGCAAGATTCAGTTTGCTAGCAATAGTTTATTCCTCCAGTTTACCACCAGTTTAATTGGTAGAAATGCAAGTGGAACAAACGTATTTACTCTTGGCAATACTGGTAATGCTTCATTCAGTGGAACATTAGCATCTACTACCTTAACTCTTAGTGGTAATGGTTCAACAACTGCTGCACAACTAACAATCAATGGTTCGACAAACAACTGGATTGATTTTGGCACTAATGGTGTTGCAACTCCTGCATTTACTACAAGAAGTCTAGGTACGAAGATTGTTCTATATTCTTCAATTGGGGCCTCAACTGTTGATTATGCATTAGGTATTGAATCTAATGGACTATGGCGTTCCGTTCCAACAACAACAGATTTCCATAAGTGGTATGGGGGAACAACTCTATCTGCAACTTTAAGTGGTGCGGGTAACTTTACTGCCACTGGAACTGTTACGGGCACACAGTTAATTTCTAACATTGCAACTGGAACTGCTCCCCTATCAGTAACATCAACCACTACTGTAACTAATTTGAGAGCAAATTATGTTACTTTCGGTATGCTTGACAATAGTGATGATTACATGAACTTCAGAGTTATGAGAAACAATAACACTGTAAGTAATCGTGATGGCATGTATATTGGTTATGGAAATGCTAACTCGGGTGACACAAGACTTTATGGTGGTGGAAATACAGCAACACCAGTAACTATCGGCAACGGTGGTACATTAACTGCGTCTTCAACTGTTACCGCTACTCAATTAATCTCCAATGTAGCAACAGGAACTGCACCACTCACAGTTGCGTCTACAACTCTAGTTACTAATCTGAATGCTGATTTACTTGATGGATTAAATACTTCTTCCAATGATACGAGTGGAAATAGCGTTGTTGTTAGATCTTCTGGTGCATTTACTACTGGAGCGGTTACTGCAACAACTCTAACACTGAATGGTGGTGGTTCTACAACATCTGCACAATTAACCTTTAGTGGTTCAACAAATAACTGGATTAATTTTGGTACAACTGGTGTTGCTGCTCCCACATTTACAACAAGAAGTCTTGGTACGAAGATTGTTCTCTACAGTCAGGTAGATGCAACAAATGCAGATTATGCATTTGGTATTGAAAGTGGATCTCTTTGGAGATCCGTCCCAACCACATCACAATCTCACAAGTGGTACGGTGGAACAACTCTTGCTGCTACTCTAACTGGTGCTGGTGCATTTACTGCGGTTGGCGCTATTTCTGGTACAACTTTAACATCTACTGTTGCAACAGGAACTGCACCACTCACAGTTGCGTCTACAACTCAGGTTACCAACCTTAACGCATCACTTCTTGAAGGTTTTTCAACTGACACAGCAAATACTGCAAACAGAATTGTAAGACGTGATGCTTCTGGTAACTTTACTGCTGGAACAATTAGTGCAACAACATTTAATATTTCCGCTGATACAAACAATAGATTCCAACAAGGTGCATTTATTTTAAGAAGCACTTCACCAACAATTTACCTACGTGATACGGATCATAACGTATCAATGATTCATTGTAACTCTAATATTTTCTATGTTCTCCGTGGTGCAACTGATAGTGAAACATGGACTCAGGTTAACAGCGTCTGGCCTTTACAAATCGATCTTACAAATAATAATGCTACATTTGGTGGAACTGTAACGGCTTCTTCTGATGTAAGATTCAAGAAGAATATCGAAACCATTCAAGATGCTCTTGAAAAAGTCCTTAATATGCGTGGTGTAACATTTGAAAGACTTGAGACTCCTGGAACTGAAATTGGTGTAATTGCACAAGAAGTTGAGGAAATTGTACCAGAAGTTGTTACTACAGATGCAAATGGTCATAAGTCCGTCGCATACGCGAACTTAACTGCCCTACTTATCGAAGCTGTCAAGGCACAACAAGTTCAAATCGATGAACTTCGTGATGAAATCAAAAAACTAAAGGGTGAGTGAAAACCTAACCCATAAATTATAAATACCTCTAGGAAACTAGGGGTATTTTTTTATGGCGCAACCATCTAGTAGAGCGGAGTTGAAAGACTATTGCCTCAAACAACTAGGAAAGCCAGTTTTAGAAATAAATGTAGACGATGATCAGATTGATAATTTAATTGATGATGCAATTCAATATTATCATGAGCGTCATTTTGATGGTATTGATCGTGTATTTTTAAAACATAAGCTGACTCCTGCAACTAAAACAACTCTGGCTCAACCAGGTCCAGTAGGTTCTGCATCTACTTCTGGTAGTGTTGTTGGAGCTGGGTTGACTTCTCTTACTTACGTTGAGGGAGTTAATTATCTTCCACTTCCAGACTCTATTATTGGTGTAAATAATATTCTTAAAATTAATTCTAGTACAGTTTCTGACGGACTTTTTAATATTAAATATCAGTTGTTCTTAAATGATGTTTATTACTATGGTGCGTTAGATCTTTTAAACTATGCAATGGTTAAAAGATATCTTGAAGATTTGGATTTTCTTTTAAATCCTCATGCACAAATCAGATTTAATAAAAAGAATCATAAATTATATCTCGATATAGACTGGTCTCAAGTAGGTGAAAATGAGTACGTTATTATTGATTGTTATAGAATTGTGGACCCTTCAGACGCACCAAAACTTTATAATGATTGGTGGTTAAAAAAATACCTCACTGCATTAATTAAAAAACAGTGGGGACAAAATATGATTAAGTTCAATGGAGTTTTACTTCCAGGTGGAGTTCAATTGAATGGAAGGCAGATATATGACGATGGTGTTGCAGAAGTAGAGAAATTGGAACAACAACTTAAGGATGAATACGAATTACCACCACTTGATCTCATAGGTTAATATGTCACCACTCAATTCTTATTTTCTCCAAGGATCTCCGAGTGAGCAAAGACTTATTCAAGATCTAATTAACGAACAACTCAAAATGTATGGACAAGATGTTCTATACATGCCTAGAAGAATCATTGGAGAAAATACAGTCATCAAAGAAGTTACTGCATCAAAATTTGACGATAGTTTTCGTATTGAAGCATATTTGATGAATTTTGAAGGATTCAGTGGTAATGGAGATCTTCTTACAAAGTTTGGTGTCAGGAGTAATGATGAAATAAATCTTGTCATTTCAAAGGAAAGATATGATGATTTTATATCTCCATTATTGAAATTATGGCCAGAAGATGAAAGAAAAGTTGCATATAGACCACAAGAAGGAGATTTGATTTGGTTCCCTCTCGATGAATCTTTATTTGAAATTAAATATGTTGAAGGTAAAAAACCTTTCTATCAACTTAATAATCTTTATGTTTATGAATTGAGATGTGAAAGATTTGAATATGAAGATGAAATTATTGATGTTCCTGAAGTTGATTCTACTGGAATAGAGATCAATGAATCCATTAAGGATCTTGGAAATATTTACACTATTCAAATGGTTGGATCAGGTGCAACAACTGCAGTGGCTACAGTTGGATTTGCAACTACCAATCCAAATTCCAAGTCAGTTCAGTATGTCGATCTTGTCCATGATGGATCTGGATATACTTTTGCCCCAAATGTTTCGATTTCTACTGCACCAGCTGGCGGATTGACAGCAACTGCTGTTGCAATTATGACAAGTAGAAGTGCGAACCAAAAACTTGCGATTGATAGAATTCTTATCACAAACCCAGGTTTTGGTTATACTGAACCTCCAATTGTAACTATTTCTGGAGGCGGTGGATCTGGTGGAATTGCAACTGCAGTAATTAACACAAGAGTTCTCGGAGTGGTTGGATTATCTTCTGGTGGAGTTGGGTACACTACTACTCCACAAATAACAATTCAAAAGATATTCATCCCATCTGGCCCTGGAATTTCATCTAATATTAATAATGCTCAGGCAGAAGCAATTCTCAATTCAAATGGAGTTGTTGTTGCGGTTCGTTATTCAAATGCTGGTGCCGGATATACATTTACTCCTACAATATCTTTTACAGATCCTACTGCAACAACATTTGGTGATTATGATTACAATGAAGTCGTTACTGGTTCTAGAACGGGAACTACTGGATATGTGAAGAGTTGGGATTATGTAAATAGGGTACTTAAACTTTCAGTTGTGGATGGCACTTTTGCAAAGGGCGAATCTATTGTTGGAGTTGCAGCAAGTTATAAAGTATCAACTATACAAACAAATGAATTCTTAGATGCTTATGCAGAGAACATTGAAATTGAAAATGCAGCAGACAATATTGTAGATTTTAATCAAAGGAATCCTTTTGGTGAATACTAAATAATTATTACTCCACAATAACTTGTAATGATCTCAAATTATTTTTATCACGAAATATTGAGAAAGACCATCGTGGCTTTCGGTACACTTTTTAATGATATTAAAATCAAACACAAAGATAATGCAGGAGATGATTTTAGTATCTTAACTGTTCCAATTGCTTATGGTCCAGTACAGAAGTTTTTAGCCAGAATTGAACAGGTTCCAGATCTAAAGAAAAGAGTTGCAATCACTCTTCCAAGAATGTCATTTGAAATGACTGGGATACAATATGATTCTAGTAGAAAGTCTTCTACAATGCAAACTTTTAAGGCTTTAGATAAAAGTAATAATGAAATATCAAAAGTCTTTATGCCTGTTCCATACAATGTGAACATTAGACTTTCAATTATGGCTAAATTAAATGAAGATGCATTACAAGTAGTAGAACAAATATTACCATATTTTCAACCACATTTTAATCTAACAGTAGATCTTGTATCAAGTATTGGAGAAAAGAAAGATATTCCAATGATTCTTGATAGAATCACCATGGATGATCAATATGAAGGAGATTTCACTACTAGAAGAATTTTAATTTATACACTAGATTTTACAGCAAAAACATATCTGTTTGGACCTGTTGGTAACAATAATGATGCGTTAATCAAACAGGTTCAGGTCGATTACTATACCGATACGAATAGAGTTAATGCTTCTAGACAACTTAGATATGTTGCAGAACCTAGAGCACTTAGAGATTATAATAATGACGAAATTACAATAATTTCTGAAGATATTAGTGAAGAAATGTCACAATTTGATGTTTCTGATGCAACTTCTTTGGTGGTTAATTCTTATATTCAAATTGATGATGAATCAATGTACATACGTAAAATTACTGGAAATACTTTACTAGTAAACAGAGGTCAAGATGGATCTACAATTACTACACATGCATCTGGAACTGCAGTTAACGTAATTAACGATGATGATGATGAATTAATTGATCTTGATGATGATTTTGGATTTAGTGAAAGTCGTTATGATTTTAGTGACGGTAGAATTTACAGTACCACAAAGGGGATTGATGTATGAGTTTTGAAGACATCGATAAGGCTTTGAATATTGAAACAACCCCAATTAAGTCGGAAATCGTTAAGTCCGAACCTACAATAATTAAACCTACAGAATCTTTAGATCAACTTCAAAAAGATTATGAGTATTCTAGAGGTCAACTCTATTCTATCATAGAAAAAGGTCAAGAAGCAATTAATGGTATTCTGGAACTTGCACAAGAATCCGATTCTCCAAGAGCCTATGAGGTTGCTGGACAACTCATTAAAAATGTTGGAGATGTTACTGATAAGCTCCTTGATCTTCAGAAGAAGATGAAAGATATTAATCAGGAACAAAAAGGATCGGCTCCTACAAATGTGACTAATAATGCAGTGTTCTTGGGATCCACTGCAGAACTTCAAAAGTTCTTGAAAAGTTCCATGAATCCAGATCTATCTAAATAAAAATAGGAAACTTATAAAAATAAATGGATAAACTCACCTTTAAAGAGTGGTCTATTATTGCAGACCTAGAAACTATTGCACCTCTCGGAGAAGATTTTGAGTTCTCAATGGCTCGTGGAGAACTTAAAACTGCACAGGCTGCAATCACCAGATTGATGACTAAACTCAAAGGTGAAGGCGATTTAGAAGCATGGGTTCAATCAAAAATTACAAAAGCTGCAGAATATCTTGATACGGTAGCTGACCACCTTTCCCATGGTGAAGATGATACTGAAAGAAAGAAAGAAGTTAAAGAAGGATTCAAAGGTCATAAATCAGTAGAAGAAATCGCAAAAAAGCATAAAGTATCTCCATCAATCATCCAAAAACAACTTGAGATGGGGATGAAGGTTGAGCATGAACATACTACAGATAATGATGAAGCAATGGATATTGCATTGCAACATTTAGATGAAATTCCAAATTACTACTCCAAACTTAAAAAGATGGAGAAAGTAAAAGAAGAATGGACAGAACTTCATGATGCAAATGGTAAAACTTTCGCACATGTTGTTGATATTATTAAGGGTAGTGATTATAAATTCAAGAGTTTTACTCAACCAATTAATGAAGATGCGATTGAAGAACTTGAAAGTGGACTTAAAAAACTAGACGATACTTCGTATGATTCTATTGACAAACTAATGCGTAATATTATGAAAGAACATGATATGACTGCAAAAGAACTTCATAATGCATTTGTTAAAAAACATGATAAAACTCCAGATGAATGGATTAAAGGTTTGAATGAAAAATGTTGGGATGGATATAAAAGAAAAAAAGGAACTAAAAAATTTGCTCCAGGATCTTGTGTAAAGGAGGATTTTATTGATGAAAACAAGAGTGGTGATAGTTCTTTGCGTGACTGGTTTACTAAGAGTCGCGCTTCTGATGGCACCCCTGGTTGGGTTCAACTGGGTGGTAAATACGCAGGGAAACCCTGTGCAAAACAACCAGGACAAACAACAAAACCAAAGTGCGGTTCAAGTAAAATGAAAGCAGATCTCTCCGATAAGGAAGAGGAGAGTGCATTCCGTCGTAAGAACCAAGAAGATCCAAATCCTGATAGAAAGGGTAAGGCTAAGATGGTTGCGACTGAAGGTAGGGTTGCTTGGGATGATAAGAAAAATCCAAATCCTTCTGGTTATACTCCAAAAGAAAAGTCTGAGGCAAAGAGAAAGCAACTAGGTGTAGATAACCCAGATACTCAATCATTTGAGAAGGGTGGTCCTGGTGAGAAAGAATATGCTAGACATGGTAATCTTTCTGCGGCACAGGAAAAAATGAAGAAGAGGGGAAATCGACCCAAGGGCAAGAAACATGAGTTTAAGAAGAATCCATTTTGGAAAAAAGATGTTGGTCAAGTAAGAAGAGAAATTATGGGAACAAATGTTCCCAAGAGTAAAGAGAGTTCTTATCCATCATCAGTATCAAAGGCAAATACTAGAAAAGAAGAATTTTTGGATGTTAGTGAAGAAAAAGATGCATGTTACTCAAAGGTAAAATCTCGTTATAAGGTTTGGCCATCTGCATATGCATCTGGTGCTTTAGTTAAGTGTCGTAAAGTTGGTGCAAAGAACTGGGGCAATAAGACTAAGAAGGAAGAATTTATCCCCGAGGAAATGGGAGTTAGATATTGTTCTAAGTGTCAAAAAAATGAAACTGCATCAGAATGTAAATATGGTGAAGGATATTGGAGAATGTTCTCACTACCTTCCTCATTAGCTCCAGAACAACCTTACAGTATTGCAAAAGTGCATCCAGCAAATGAAAATGTAAGTTTTGAAATTGGTTCTGGACATAGACAAGCACAAAAACAAGCTAAGATCCGAAATCTTGCAACTGGCAATACTAATCCTAACGAAAAGAATGCTGCACTTAAGAAGCTTTCTGGACCCTCTCTACCTCTTGCAGATTCTGTAATTCAGCCAGGACAAATTACAAACGAAGACTATCAACGGATACAATCTACTGGTAATGTTTATACTATACTCTTCTCTTGGAGAGGTAGACCGATGATGAATCTTCAACTCTTCTTCCCAAATATGAAGAGACCTTCTAAAGATGAAGTAAAAACGGAAATTGAAAAGTTCTATCCGGGTGCAGTTATACTGCAGTGGTATCCAAGTCCCACAGATCCATCCAAACCAATCGTAGTTATTCAAGGTAAATGAAATGAACCCTGATGAAATTAAACTTGAAGATATTAACAAAATGTTGATTTATGAGCAACAGTCAAGGGTTATAGATAAATTAGATAGAGAAGAAGCAATAGAGTTTGCAAAAGCTTATTTTAAACTTTATCTCAAACAACAAGAAGTTGTATCAAGTTTAGCGAAGTTTTAATCTATGAGTGATCAGGTATATCTTGGTAATCCTAATCTTAAGAAGGCTAATGTAGCCGTAGAATTTACACAGGAACAAATTCTTGAGTTTATCAAGTGCAAGAATGATCCTGTGTATTTTGCTAAAAATTATATCAAGATTGTTTCACTAGATTATGGTGAGATACCATTTAAGATGTATCCCTTTCAGGAGAAGTTGATCAATAATTTCCATAATAACAGATTTAATATCTGTAGAATGCCTCGTCAGACAGGTAAATCTACAACTTGTGTTTCATATT